CCTTTGCTGTTGCTTGGTCTTCTGTTTCTTGTGTTTGCGCCTGTGTTGTTCTGTTAACTTGTGTTTGTTGTATTTCTAATGCAGAAACTAAATTTCTTGAAAAATCAAATAATTGTTTTGCTGAATCTAAAGCATTTGTTAATTTATACACACTCGGTGGTGTTGGTAATCTTATCATCTAAAAGAATCCTCTTTTGCATTTATTCTAAAATCACCTAAAGACCATTCATCATTGACACCATTACTAGAATATTTAACTGCAATTTGTCTACCTTTTGCTCTTGTACTAACTTTTTCTGTTTGTGATGTTATTGTAAATGGACCTTTTGTTATTTCTGCACTATTCGGAAATTTTCTACATTTAAATTCTAAAAATAAATTTGTATTTTCAGTCATTGTGGCATCTGGAACAATTCTATCTATTAAAAATGTTTTATTGCCTGTATCATCTATTTCTAATTCTGAACTTTCTATAAAACAATTCATAGATTGACCATTATTAGATGTACCTGTTTCATGGTCATATAATCTTGCATTTTTATCAAATGCAAAAGGAACATTTCTAAAACCTTGAGCATCTAACCAAACATTTCTGTCTAATTCACCAACTGTCCATACATTTTCTGCATAATTATATGTAACATAACTATCAGGTTCAGGGTTTATAGTTCCTGCCACATTATCTTCACTGACATAAAACCATGTTATTTCATTAAATTTTTTGTTTTGTCCAACATATGTTTTATCAACGTATCTTTGTTGTATTCTATTAAATACAAAATATTGTACGGTACATGGCAATTCTTGTACTTGACCATTATAAACGAAGAAATTACTTTTACCAATCCAATAAACATTACCATCAACACTTATAGAACCATTTTTTGCCACTGCACCACAATTAACTGCCAATAGTCTGAACGCAAATGTGAATGGTGGGCCAACAAAAGCCATTCCATAGACCGCTTCATCTGTATTTATAAATGTTTCATCTTTTGTAGGTATAATGGCTACAATTTTGTTGCCTACTTCTAATCTTTGGTCTCCGGCAGTGTTTGTTGCAGTAGGTGTAAATTTAGTAAAATCTTCTTGATCTGAAAATCTTACTAACATTGGGTCTAAATCTGTTGTTCCAATCAAAGTTGTACCACCGACTATCAAATGTCTATCAGGAAAAGATATTGCAATTGTTCTATTTTTAGTTGGCACATCAGTTGAACCAGCAATACTAGATACTAATACTGCTCTATTACCCTCTCCTGCTGATGTGTCCCAATAATATATTTGACCGTTTCTGTTATTAGCAAGTAAATCATCACCCCATAATTGCAATGACCATTGAGTTGCTTCTAAAGCCACAGTGTCACTATCTACATCTCTAGCAGTTCCCCATGTGCTTTCATTCCATGTGCCTACACCCCAACCTGTTGCAGTATCTGCACTCTCAATATTCATTTCAGCGTCACGACCTATTAAATATTTTATATCTAAACCTGTTCCACCACCTGTGGCTGAACTTGATGCTTGACTTGGTGACTCTATTGTAAATGTATTTGTACTGGTTACAGTTATTTCATAACCTTCAGTTCTATTTAATATATCTGCTGATATTCCACCAACTGCAGTTGCTTGTTCTATTACAATATAATCTCCATCTTTTGCACCATGACCTGTATCTGTTATTGTTATTGTTGTGGAATTAGCGTTTGTTGCCAGTGGGTTAGAAAGGTTTGTTGATGTTTTACGCAAAGGTGTAATATCATATAAAACACCACTATTTATTAAATATAAATGACTATGAGTACCTAATGCAATTCTATCTATGCCATCTGTTAAAGACCTCCAAAATATTGCATTTTTGGGTTTTCCTTGTGCTAATGTTGTTGATGTTGTGTTTACATTATTGAAATAAATTTCTTCTTCCCAGCCACCAATTTTTGTTGGATAGCCATTTCTAAACCTTATTAAATTACTATCAATATAAAATGGTCCATTTTTACCTGCTGAATATTCTGTTATATCTTTGACAATACCTGCATTTAATTTTAATAATCTATAACTCAAACTGATATATTCCCCATTCTAACACATAATCTTTCGGCACGATTTGGTACTTGAGAAAACCATTTTGAATTTCGCATTTCAGATTCTGCACCTTTCCAATCGTGATTAATAACATTTTCTCTCATACGTATAAATTTAGATAAACGTGGTCTACCAAGATTAAACATCATATTTGCAATAATTAATTGTGCTTCATCAGGTAATGTAAAAAATTCATCATATAATATTGTACAATCTTCAATGACCTTTTCTACGTCTTTTAAGAAGCACTCATTAACTCTTTCTTCACTTACCTTTGTACCTACCTCTAAATCGTTTTCTGGGTCTGTAGCCTTACATAAATGTCCAATACCAAAAGTTTTATAACCGAGGTGGTCTAAATACAATTCGTATTTAACTCCCTCGTCTTCAATAAGTTCTGTTTTTAATTGTTCAATATCCATTTAAGCCTCTTTTATTACATCTAATTCAGACCATGCAGAAAATTTAGAATTACTTACATCATAATCTTCTTCATTACATTTACAAGCAGGACATATATATATAATATTTTTTATAACTTTCTTATCAGAAATTATTTTTTTGTTCATTGCTGTTTTGCATCTATAACATAATCTCATTTAGTAAGACCCTTCTGCTTTTCATATGTCCTGAGTCCACCGATTCCAAGCATTCCGCCAAGAACAGTTAAAAGTGTACCCATTTCAAAATTTGGCAAATCAGGTATTGTTGCACCAGCAAAACTTGCACCAAATATAATTAAGTCTTTTACGATAAAATGATAGGCAAAAGCAATCGCACAGACCCACCCAACTGCTGGGCGCCAACCGCCTTTAAATATAGAACCTGATTGTGCTTCTGCCTTATTAATCTCTAATTGTGCAAGTAAAGCCTCTTGAGTATGTTTTTCAGACATTGTTGCTATTTCGTGAGCAAGTTTTGCCTTTTGGTCTGCATCAGGTATAAATTTATCTAATAAACCAGTAACTGGTCCAATAAGTGCCTGTAACATTTATTTCTCCATCAAGAGCCACATCTAGAACATTTTTTTTTATCAAATTTATTATCTATCCACACTTTACCATAATACAGTATAAATAACCAAAAGGTAAATAATACACCTTCTATATAACTTAAATCATTCCAAGCATCTAAAATCATATTTTCCATTTTAACCTCCCAATAGATAGTTCTTGGCATCTATATTTTACAGGTTTCCACAAGGGATAATATCTATGTACCTGTCTACTAATATCTAAAGCTCTTTCCACACATTGTTCTTTTGTTTTATAGGGCCCTCTCGTATCTTCCAATGTCTGACAATTATTTGGCATTGTAATAACACATATTGTAACAAATGCCTTAAACATCATTTTCTATTCATAAAAGCACTTGCACCCATATATGCACCCACAATACCAGCACCACTAATATAAAATAAATTTGAAATATCCGATAAAGCCTTAACTCTATCAATATCAACAAAAAACATTGCCAAAGTAAAACCACCCATAGCAACCAAACTGGCAGTTGCCATACGTCTTTGTGCTCTTTGTTTTCGTAAATCATGCTCAAGCTTTTTTATTTCTGTAACATGAGCCAACTCTTCATCTGAAACGACACCATCACCGTCAGTATCATAATCATTATATTTACTATTATTTTCTAAAGATTTTTTCATGTTTAGACCTATCTAAACGGTTCGCCACAAAACCAAGCCACTACTGAATATCTAATACCTTTTGTTACAGGTTTAACCCTATGAACCATATAAGATGGAAATACAATTACAGTACCTTTTGTTGGTTTTATTGATTTTTTATGACCATAAAATTCAAACTCACCACCTTCATAATCATCATTAAGAATTATACTCATTGATAATTTACGAGTTTTTTCATTATTTACTGTTCTTGAAAACCCATTTCCATCAGAATGAAAATCGTAATGACCATTTTTTTCATATTTGGTTATTTGTAATGGCTCTACCATATCTAATTGAAATTGCCAATTGGTTATTGAATTCGCCCTATCAGCATAATGTTTTGCTATTTTTAATAATTTTATTTCATTACACCATACTATTTTTGATTTTCTTACAGAATCTTTTGGATAAAGTTTAGTTGTATCTTTGCCATTTGCGAATGATGTTATGATAGAATCTTGCCATTCATTACCAGCAAAATCTAAAAAATTTTGACATTCTCTGTCATTCAATGCATTTTCAAAAATATAATATTCATGTATTGCATTTCTTACATCTAAATGTTTTTGAAAAGGGTCATAAAACATGAATTAATCTTTAGAAATTGATAAACTACCTGCATTTGCAATATTAATTGTTGCATCTTGATCTGTAACTTTTATTTTATTTGTACTTGCATCATATGAAATATCATCGCCTAATGATGCAATTTCAGCACCTGAGGTATCTGCGTTTGCTTCACTAGATACATTTTTGACAGATGAAACTTCACTGCCTTCTTTTGCTCTTACAACTGTAACTGCAGTTTGCAAACTTTCAGGCACACCTTGAGTTGTAGTTGCAGAATAACCAGTTGTATTACTGCCATCATTTTGTGTTATTGTTATTGTGAAATCACTTGTATTTTCGGCAGTATCACTTGTAAATGTTACAACTTTGTGAGATACACCACCAACAGTCTTATCTACGTCTACACCTGTATTGAATTTAGCTTGGAATGTACTATCGCCATTTAAAGCGGCTTGGATTCTATCTCTTGCTTGTGAAGCATTTTCTCCATCTCCAAAAGTTCCATTCACTGTAATACTGTTATCAGCATTAGATATTGAAAATGTTGCTGGGTTTTTTGTTGCAACACCAACTAAAGTAAATGCCTCACTTGTGCTATTAGCAGTTATGAAACCAGTACTTGCTCCTGCATTTAAATTTCCTGTAGAAAAATTACCACCTGCATTTAATCCACCACTTTGAATATTAAATGGTCTATTTGAACCATTTTGTACTCTTGCTCTACGTCCAGTTGCTTGTGTAGTTGCTGAATTTACTCTTATTTGTGGATAATTACTTCCATTAAAAATAAATAATAAATAATTACCAAATTGTGGTGCTCTTGATTCAAATGTTAATGTTTGACCACCTGCTTGAAAAACCCCTTGAAAACCACCGGGATTTTGGTTTTGTATGGTTGGAGTTGAGTCTGTAGCACCATTAGAAAAGGTTATGGTTGTATTACCGTTAAAAAGGTTTGGAAAAGCATTTTGATTTTGAAAATTACTACCAGTACCACCAAAGACATTTTGTGATAAAGCCGATATACTTGTAGCAGGACTTACCAATGAACTTTGTGGAACTAAGGCTCTAGCAGGATTATTACCTGCGGCGGCTTGAAACGCACCGGGGTGATTTGCAAAAGGTCTATTACCACCTGAAATATCTGATTGTGATACAAATGTATGGTTACTATCTACATCTACTGAAAGACCACTTACACCACCTATATTATTTGTATCGCCACTTCCACTTGCATTTACGTTTACATCTGTACCACCAGCATCAAAATCAGAACGTACACCAAAATCAATTACTTCATTAACTGGAGATTGAATTAAATTACTTGTGCCAGATACTGTAAATGTAGAAAAATCTTCAAAAACTAATCTTACAGAACTACCATCTAACGAAAATAATTTTTTTACTCTTCTTGGTGTAGAACCATCTAATGCAAAAAGTTTTTTTATTCGCCTTACAGTACCACTATCTAATCCAAACAATTTCGCTGACATTTAAATCTCCTAGAATTGACCTACAAATATGGCACCGTTTGTAAAGTCACCAGCGACTGGATCAGGATTACCACTGTCTGTTTCAAGTACAATGATTTGTCCAATCTCTGTTTGAACATATGCAGTTGTTGCCAATTGTGTTGTATTTGTATTTGCGGCGGCAGTTGGCCCAGCTGGAGTTCCTGTGAATGTAGGACTGGCTATATTTGCTTTTGTTGATAAATCTACTGTAGCAAAACTTAATGTGCCACTACCATTTGTTTGTATAAATTGACCATTTGAACCGTCTGCAATAGGAAATTGTAATCCATTTAGTTCTCCCACACCTAAACTAGCAAATGCATCTACAACTTTGGCTCCACTACCTGCACCGTCCATATAAACTGCTTTTGTTTGTCCGTTTGCAATATTTACAGTAGAACCTGAGCCTTGTTTTATAGTTATTGTTTGATTACCTGTTGTGGCATTTTCAATAAATTGCAATCTACTGATTGTATTAGGTAGAATTGTAAGAACTCTTGTAGTAGATAATGTTGCAGAAGATGTTACTCTAAAAAACATTCCTCTAGCTGGGTCTGAACCACCATCAAGTACAGTTTCTGTTTGGTTTCCATCTGAAGCAAAACAATCTTTAGTAGTAAAACTTAATCCTTCACCTATCAACTGAAGATTTGTATTTGTAACATTTCCCCATGTACCACTAGCATCTCCAGTTCCAAGTTCATCTAGTCTTAAATCATTAGTATAAACACTAGCCATTTAAACCTCCTAAGCTATTGTAATTATAGCATTTGCACCAGCGGCAGGAAAAACTATTCTAAATGTACCTGAGGACACTGAAAAATCTCCACCAAAGTTTAAAACTGCTATTGCTTTATTAGAATTAGATGAATTATAAATCAATGCACCTCTAGCAGTAAATGATGCACTTGTCCATGTAGGGTCATCTGCATCAAAAAAAGCAGTTGTACCACTTGTTGATACTGTTCTATTTGTTAATGTTTCGCCACCTGAACTATAACCAGTTCCAGATACTTCATTTGATGTTGTAAATGCAGTTGTACTTGCATCTAAATTAGCAGAACTTGTGTAAAGAGCTATCTTTAAAGTATCTGCAACTAAATCGTGTTGTTCATCTAATATTTCTGATTTAAATGAAGTACACATTGCTTGTGTTATTGCCATTGTTAAATACCTCCTTCGTATTCTGCTTGGTAATTACGTTGCATTTCTTGTTGAAACAAAGCTATTGCTTCATCAAATTGTGCCTTATACAAGTTTACACTATCTGGTGACTTTAGAAAAGCAGAACTTTCATACAGACATGCCGACAATAAAACTTGCTCTGCATTATCTCCTATCCAACTATTAGCATTGCCAGAAGATAAACCTGTTTCAAGACCAATAAA